TATATTTAATACTGGTTTAAGTTGATTAATATGAGATAAAATAAAGGCTTTATTTGCATCCAAATTACTCTCGCTGTATGCAAACCTAATTATTAATTTAACACCGCTTAAACGGGCTGTATTTAAGTCTGAGAGTATATTATTAAGATAACTCTGAGATATATTTGAATTAGTGAAATTCATCATATAATAAGTACGCCAAATTAACGTTACTTTTTGATTGACTCTTAAATTTGTTAATTCAGTTTGATTAAGTGTAGTAAAACTATCACTATCTCCAGTTGTATAATAATATAAGCCTCTTTCTTGATTAGCTATATTGCTAAAATCTTCAGTATAAAAAACTTGTTGTGAATATATATTTATACTGAACAATATAAAACACATTAATAATAATTTCTTCAATCTATTTATTGGTTATTTAATTTAAAAATACTGATAGCTCGGTTGCTTAAACCACTTTTTTCTCCCCGATTACTTTTTAAGTGACACTATCAGTATTTAATTATTGTTTAGAATACAAAACTATATTCTTTTCTAGGAGTAGCTGTGATTAAATAATCTTTATGTTTAATTACAACTTGTCTTCCTTCTTTTCTTTCAACATTATTTTTATTAGTAGTAACCCTAATACCTACAGAATAAGGAAATTTAACACGATCATCTTGTTGTTTATCTGTTAACTTTTCCCAAACTTCATCTTTCATATCAAGCTGAAGACCATATACAGGTAATAATGGAGATCCATTCATAGAACCTTCATACTCACATCCTGTTTTATTATGAACTGCTGTAATGGAATAATTAGAGTCATTTGTAACTCTGATATTTAAATACTTAACAGCTGATCTAGGAGATTCTTTATACATATTACATTCAGAAATAAGAGCAAAAACCATATCAACATTCGCTTCTTCAATTAGTTCAATAATTTCTTTAAACTCTTGAATGTGTTTTTTGTTCTGTAAATTTTCATTTAATATATCATCAAGCATATCATCAGATATTCTATCAAATGTTTTCATATAATGAATACGACCTGGACGATTTATTAGATAATTACTGTATTTACTTGTTTCATTTGACGTAAACAAGAATAATTTTTTACCCATAAACACACCGTCAAGTATACTTAAAAAGCTTTCTTGGGCATCTCTATTCTCATAAACTTTCTCAAATTCATCAATAAAAACAACTGATTCTTGCTTAATATTAGACAAAAATGATGAGAAATCAGACCCTGAAAACTCTTCTGTAATAATAATTACAGGTAATTCAGCAAATATACAAACTTGCTTAGCTAATAAACTTTTACCAGTTCCTTTAAGACCAGTTAATCCAATTCCTAAATTCTTTTTAGAATCTTCAAATGTGTTTAAATATCTTTTAGCCAATGATTCTGTATCACCATATATTTTACTTGGCAGTGTAAAATCATCTGTTTTTTCTAAAAAATACTCTCGATTGAATTCATCGTATCTTACCAACCAGTTTCCGGCAGGTATAATTCCTTTCAAATCTTCAACATTACTCATTGAAAACTTAATAATTTTCTCTCCTATTAATACCATGTTTATTAATTTGTTTACGCTACTAGTTTCAATGCTTTTTGAGCATCTGAATCATTTGCATTGTTTTTTAAATGTTTTAATAATCTTCTCTTTTTATTCTTTTCACGAATTCTACGAGTCAAATACATTTGACAATCTGCCTTATGTTTAGCTCTGGCTGACGCTGATTTTGCCATAATAATTGTTATTTAATTTGTTATTTATTTAAATACTGGTAATAACATTAGTGTTCCTACATACCAAGTTATCTTGTTTATAATTATTTTAAAATTAAATTTAGATTTGTATTACCAGTATTATTTTATCTATCTTAACTCTACTAATTCTTTTACCAAATTAATAGAGTCATTGTTGTTGTAAGTACAATACACATGTTTTAAAGAACCTAATGAGTCAATTATATAAAATTTATATCTATTATTAGGATCTTCAAATATTTTACAATTATGATATTGATTCTTAATAATTTTAATAGAATTGCTTCTTGATGGTTCATAATTGTTATTGCAACAAAAAAAACAAAAAAGCAAAAATGAACCCATTAATGCATATAGTAATTTTCTCATATTTAAATTTTATTTATTTTAAAGTATCACCTATTTTATAAAGATTATTAGTGTATAAATAAGCTTCATTATTTATTTCCGCTACATATGAATACTCATCTTGAGAATAAAAATTCGTATCATTAACTCTAATACTAGTTATAATTAAAAAATCTGATATTCTACATTTACAACTACAACAAAATATTAACAAAAGAATTGCTAATGCTAAATATATTAAACAGTTTCTATTTTTCATTTATCGGTATTTTTCTTAATTCTTTTAATTTTTCTCTAGATTTTTGCCTTACGCAGTATTCTAACCAATATTGTTTATTAGTTGGTTTAAATTTCAATATTAATAGTAATATTTCTTTAAATTCACTTGGTAAGTAATAAGCTAGTTTTGGTTGTTCATGCAATATATCCATCCATGAATCTAATGTTTTATTAACTCTTTGCAATAAATACATTAACACAATAATAGATATTAGCGATATTGAAAATATTGTTACCATATTATATTTTTTATTTTTTATTTTAAAATTAAACTCTCTAATTCTGCCACCTTAACTAAATTTTAAATATTATTTAGTCGCGTATATTGGACTCGAACCAATGACCATCCCGGTATCAGCGGGATACTCTACCACCTGAGCTAATACGCTAATAGTTTGCAATTTAAGAGAGTTATGAGTTTGCCTAATAGTCTGTTACTTTATAATTATTTAAATCTACTCCATACACTTAGTGGTTATGGGTATTTCTATCATTTATAAATAGATCATTACAATTCATTAGGCAATATAAATTATTGCTTAGAATTCTGTTACTTTATTTAATACTTGTTAAGCTAACTGAATTCAACTATACAACAAGACCGTTACTAATTCAAATCAATGCTATTAAATCACAATTTACTAAGCAATATATTTTAAACCTTTAAATTTCTGCAACCTTTTGTTATTGTATTATTTCGTCCTGCACACTGAGGATGTATTGAAATATAATCTCGCTAGCAAATTGTATTTACTCAAACCTTCTTAGGCGGGCTAGATAACTAATAACAATCGCAACTGATTTAAAGGTTGTGTTTTAATAATTTTCCATTATATAATCTATCAATGAAAAAGAAATATATAATACACTGAATCCAAATATTAAGTATAATAATGGAGATAAGATTAATTCAATCATAGCCAATGGAAGCCAAATTAAACATAATAATATTATCCGTAATCTGTATAATATGTTCATAATTATTTAGGTTTTATATATTCTTTTTTAGATACTGGTTCATATAATTGATCACCAGTAATAACTATTGGAACTATTATTGTTTCAATTAATAATGCACTCCAAATAACATTTATAGTACTAACCTTATAGTTAATACTGTCGTGTTTCATTTCAGGATTAAACCAACCATATGGTTCAACCCTAACTTCTTTTCCATCAATATTAAATTTCTTACTATCTGCACATGATATAAATAATAAACTTAATAGCAATATAAATAGTATTTTTTTCATAATTATTTATTTCTTTGGTTGTTAAATTCAATGTGTAAAACTCTACTACTATCAAAATAACCTTTTAAAGTATCATTTGGAGTAATTAGTTTATACTCTTCTGGTAAATCTATTTTACAAGATTCTTTTTTATTTTTTTCTTCAATACTTGTAGCTCCTAATATGTAGAATATTAAAGCTATCATTATATTTAAAAATACATGTGTAAATGGATTCATAATATTTTATAATTAAGTTAGTTAGTTAATAAAAACTCCCGATATATTTCAACCGGGAGTTAATCTTTATCAATAATTTAATTCACTAAATTTACTGATTTAAAATAAGAACTATTTCTTATTCTTCATTCAATGCTCCAGCTAACATGTTGTTCGCACTAGCTTTTGCACCTGTTTTTGTTCTTTCTGATTCCAATACTTTATCAGCAACCAATACATCAGTTGCATCACCGTATTGCAAATCAAACACGCGGTAAACAGTGTTACCTAATTGATCTGTGATTCTCTCAGAATCTTCACCACCTGTTTGCAAGATGTAACGTTCTTTGATTGAATCGTCAACGTCAGGGTCTTGTAATTGTGTACGTACTGATTTTGGAAGTTGTTCCACATCAACAGTTTCACGACATACAATTTTAACCGGTTGAAGAATACCATTTACTGATACTTCAGTAACAGCAGAGAACAATGCTACACGCTCATCATCAGCCAATGTTTTACACATTTCAGCGATTTTACCAAAGTTCAATGCATTACCTTCGTTATCTTTCGCATTTGGAAATAGCTCAGTAAAACCTTCTTCGTTTGCAATGAACCATACACGCATTGTTGTACGTCCTGAATTGAAACGTGCATCACCTTTATTAGCCAAAGCCAATAAACTTGCTTTACGTCCAGCCAATCCTCTTGATTGACAGAATTCAAATTCAATTTGTCCACCTTTAACCGCTCTTGCAGCTACGATGAAAACTGTAGTTTCTGGTAGTTGACCTACCAATTTCATGACACTTTTTTTAATAGTGTCCATTTTCAACTTTTTCATAATATTGATATTTAATTTATTGCTTTACCCTGACAGCAATTAGATTAAACGATTAAAATACTCAAGGGATATTATAATTTTATTTTACTTAACTTCTTCAGTTGATTGTAATTTACAATCCGGATATAATGTTTCGAATTTACCAATTGCTTGATCTTCATCTTTACCAGATGATTGAGCTGAATTTTTTCTTCCTAAATGGTCTTTGTAATTGATTTTAAAGTTTTTCATAATATTTAATTTTAATTAGTTTTAGTTTAATAATAAATAAACTATATTATAAGATTTACTTCTATTTAAATAATAATATAGACATTGATATAATAATTATATCTTTGACCACAAAATTATTTATTAGTGTATAGTTTCAAAGGTTTAGAAAATTAAGATGGCTGGACTGTCATATGAACCAGCAAAACGTTTTGTATTTATTAACATCTTAATTATCACTCATAATATAGTTTATTATATTTAATCTCTCATTGGGACTTTGTTTAATAACTCTCAAGGTTTATCATAACATTTCCAGATACAAGATTAAGAGTTAATAGCCTCACTTGCAGCTCTAGCTAATTTGGTTAATTTAAATTCTTTTCTTACTAGTCTTTTAATTGCTTTTGATTTGTTTTTAATCTTCTTTAGTTTTAGTTTCATTCTGTTTTTCTTCGATAAATTTCTTTAATGTAATAATTCCTTTTGATTCTTCTTGTTTGTAACAATTTACTTCTTCTTGTTCCTCGTAATCATCTTTAAATATAAAATAGAATAAAGCAATTATTAATACTATTTCAATAATAAAAATTAAATTGATAATTTCATCTATTTTCATGTTTGTTTGTTTTAGTTTAATTGTTAAAAATAACTATTGTAATAGTTGCTGATGCTACCTTATTCATTTCTGAAATATCTTCTATTACAATAGTTAAAATAAAACTCTTATAAGGTTGAGCCTTAAGGTATTCTGATGAATTAATACATTTTATTTCTATTAACTAATTGAGTTATCATCTCAAAAACTGGATAATAGATAATAATACCTCCTATTGGATAAGAGTTTTAAAAACTTCTAATAGCTCTACACCGTTAGTCTTATATGTGTACAGTTCCTGTCTATAAGGCTCTTAGACCCATGTGTAGAAATAACATAGTTTTAACATATTCAGGGCTGGAATGTGACACCTGTATTAGAAGTTTTCTATATATTCAATTACTAATCATCTAAGATGGTGTTACGAATTGATAAGCTCACACATATTTAATAAAAATCAGCTTATTCTATAACTGCGGGATTACGACACTTATCTGATTTCATTCATTTAGGCTTTCGGCTTAATTTGAACTCAAGTTTTTATCCATAGATTTTAAATATACCACATATAATCTATTTCAGGATATAATTGTACTTCTTACATAGCCCAAGTTTCTTAAACTCTGATCAATGTAGTATATTTATATTTTAAAAACATCACGTAGTTTAGTCTACTTTAGGAATATGTTAACTCACCCAATGTAACTGATTTGAGTTAATATCCACAGTCTCATTTTATATATATTACAACCAATATCAAACTGAGTAAGTTGGAAGCTTTATGTGATGTTTTATTTACATTTTGATTCATCCTTACCACATCTTTTACATCTATACCTATCAGGTTTTCCATTTTGATGATATTCTGATGGTTCAAATTCTGTGTGTGGACAAATAAATATATTTTTAATTAATTTAAATATATTCATAATTTATTTAGTTTAGTTAGTTTAATCTTCAAATACATCTATTCCCATAAAAGCTAAAGGAATACATATAATTATAAATCCTATATATAATAGAATTATTTCTAATTTATCTTTCATAATGTTGATTATTTAGTTAGTTTAAAAATAAAACTATTGTAATCTCACCTTAGCTGAGTTAATGTAAATACACGTCTAGGAGAACATTACATATTATTACAATAGTTTATAAAATAAAATCATTACCTTAAATACCGTGTTTATACCTGCCGGTGCTATATTAAATATAGTAGTATAATTCTTTATATTGTTTGCAATGATTTATAAGAATAAAACACATTAGTTTTGAACGTGATTAAATATATTCGTCTCAGACCCTATGTTGTTGCCTCAAAATATATTTAATCTGCTAATGTGTTTTAACTGGATAGTTCTTTGAAATACCAAACCAGTGTTAATTATACTTTAAAACAAAGATCGTAATCATCATTAAATGTGAAATAATCTCTTGGCTCAATTAAATCAAGCCAATGATTTAATGGTAATAATCTTTCATCTCCAAAGCTTGGAACTAAGTATTTATCTAAAGGAACATAATGAATAGATCCTCTAAATTTACTCGTAATTAATTTAATTTGTTTATCACTAAAGTGTTCTAATACACCATGACTTACACCTGTTACGTCACATGGATAATTTGTGTTAAATATGTCGCCTTGAATAAATAATTCAGCATTAACATTTCTATTTGCTAAATCAACCATATTTTGTGATAAATCAATACCGTAACAGTTAAAATTGTGTTTAAGTAAATATTTACTTACTGAACCAATTCCACATCCCAATTCAAATAAAGTCTTTTCGGACATAAATGGATTAGATTGGTGTTTTATAATATATTCTAAGAAGAGTTGATATCTCTTTTCAAAATAATCTTGATAAGAAGAGTTGATACGTTTTTCATAAAAACTCTTCCAATCATTAGTTTGTTCAATTGCGATCACTTATTAATTAATTTATTAGTTAGGTGAAATAGCAAATATTAATGCTATTGATGAGTTCTCACAATCTATACAAAATAAATCATCCGATAGATAATTTAATTCTTTTATTAGATTGAATTTTACTTCTTTTTTTCGATCTTTATCAAGATAAACAGTGTCTATTTTGATAACTTTTGTTTTAATTTGTATTAAATCAGGCATAATATTAATTATTCAAATGAAAATTCAGGTGGATTTGTTGATCCCTTATGTCCTGATTTAAATTTAATTGATATTCTTGGTCTTTTATCTTTTCTATAAGATTCAAATTCAGTTCTTAATTTAACATAATCCTCTACTTTGCAGTATTCAGGATTTAATTTAAATAAAGATTTTATTTCCTCAAATACTTCATTTGTTTTAGAAATATCTGATAATGTGAATCCAACTGAGTTAAATGATTGTTCGTCATCGTAATTATAATCTTCAGTTGAACCGTAAAAATTAAATGTTGTAACATCAATGTCTACTTTAATTGTATTAAATGAGTTGCAAAATAGTTTTAGAATTGGCATGATATTTAAGTTTAGTTAGTTGTTATTTATTTAATATCTTCTACAATAGCTGATCTATATGTTAAATATTCAGTAACTGTATCTAATTTAGTTTCAGACCAGTTATTGTCTATTTCCCATAATCCAGATAGTTTTCTAAATACTATTTGAATAGTATCGCCCTTTTTGTAAAGATCGTTGTGGTTAAAAACTGATATTTTTTCATTAGTTTTAATTGATTTGACAGATAATGTGTTGTTACACGATGTTAATAATATTAATGATAATACTATTAATAGTGATTTAATTGTTTTCATTTTTTTTAAGTTTAGTTAGTTGTCAAATTAATCTGATGAACATCCTGCAATACAATGCCAAGAATCTGGATCTTTCATTGGTAATACTCCAACAAAATTACCATTCATTGCATCAGCATCTTGTTTGTTTTGTGTTGAAGATATTGATTTTATTTTTAGTATTTCAATATTTATTAGATTTCCAATTGAATTTTGTACTTCATTTGGATTATTTGTTTCTATTTTTATGTAAACTGTTTCCATTTTAGTTAGAATTAAGTTGTTAAATTAGATATGCAATTGTAGATTTTATTGCTTTTTTGTTCAAAGTACTTTGTGTTTCAAAGTGTAATTGTTGTTTAACCCTTATAAACACTGACTTTTTTCAATTATTTTTCATCAAATTCAAAGAAAAACTCATCAATTGTAATAAACTTATCACCACTACACATTAGATTTAAACAACCCAATGTAAATACTAGTAATAACTTACTAAACCAGTTAAATAATGCCTTAGAAACGCTGTAAACAGCTAATAATAATACTACAAGCACCATTATTAAGTTAATCTTAATCATTTTCATTTGTCTAAGTTTTTAATCATTAAATAAAATACATAAAGCAAAAAAGCTAGAAGTATAACAACTGTTGTCACACAAGCTCCAAGTAATATTTCAATAAATAATTCTTTCATTTTAATTATGTTTTAGTTAGTTGAATAATCTCTATTATAGAGAGTAATAATTATGCGAGCTAATAAGCCAGTTATCTCTGGAACGCAATGTTGAGGTATTATTTCTAATTAAACTCGCATAACATTACCATTGCCAATATCTCCCGATATAGTTAATTAAAACCAAGGCATTTGTATTTTATCTGAGTAATCTAGTATAAGAGCCATTGACAGGATTATACCAGACTAGCATCAGAAGATTTTATAATTAAATAGTAATCATTAAGTTAAGCAAAGAGTGTTGATCAGACCAGGAACTAATCCTTATGTCACAACACTCAATACTTAACAAAGTCTAACTAAAACTTAATTATCATGTTTGCAAGGCAATGCACAATACAAACAAAATAGTAACCTGATGTAATATTCACTACGTACATCAGGCTCGATCAGAGTATTAATACTCAAAGAAATATAAATAAATAAAGAAAGATCTAAGTAAAAAGTAATAATCATCTAATTACGAAGTGACCGAATTTTCCCTAGTAAACTAGATTTACGGATTGAACGCTTATTATATGATTATTTCTCTAACAGTGTAACCTGTAATTAACCGAATAGGAGCTATAAGCTCCATTCGATACTATCAACAAGTTCATCATCGACTTCGATGGTGTCATCTTGTTTTTTCAATTTGACTGTCGACAAGAAGGCTTTCTTGTTCGTTTCACCGTGAGGTGTTACAATCATTGCCCAGAAGCCGGCTTTGCCGTCTCCTGCTGCTTTTACTTTAAACTTTGCCATGATAATGGGATTTTTTAGTTAAACATAAGCGGGGTATATCCCCAATTTTTTACGGCAGGGTGGATGATTGGTGGATTATAACGCATATATACTTAAAAACAAAAAATTAAAAAAAAATTAAAAATAAAAAATTTTGTTAAAACATTTGCAAGTAAATTTTATTTATATAACTTTGTGAAAATCAATTAAAATAAATAATATGAACGATAAAGATTTTGAAAATAAAGGTTTAAGCTTAATGGATAGAATGAAAAAGTATCAAGAGTATCAAGAATTATATAACAATACTTACATAGAATTAAAAAACGTATTATCACATCCAATGGCTCTGCAAAATTCATATACAGTTAAAATAGCTAGTCCTTACTTAAATAGAAGTATAGAACATTTAAATGATCCATTATGTTTAAATTATAATCCAGACTTATATAATCAACTGACATTCGAATGGAAAACTAAAAAGTCTATTGGAATATGGGATCAAATGGAAGATAGTAATATTATTAATTATACAGGATTAGGTGTAATGATTAAAGATTCAACAAGAACATTTACAACAAAATTGTAAACATAGTAATAAAACAATTTTGCATATTAAATATATAGTATTTATATTTGCAAATTAAATATCTATTTTGAAAGAAGACTCGTCTGTTAGCCACGTAAGAACCGGATTCAGACTCTCCAGGGTAAAATAGAGCGTGAGATTACAACTCTTCCCGATATTACAAATTTATAAGTTGTTTAAAACAAAAATCTATGACAAGGCATAGGTAAAAACTAGAAATAGAGTTTTAAACTGGGCAGTAAGAAATTACAACACTGCTTATAAATAAGGAAATATCAAAAATAAGGGTATAACCAAGGGTTAGTTATATATTTAAAACAAACGTTAACAAAACGTTAAACAATTAGGATTTATAAAACTTAATATATTACCTTTACAAAATAATATTAAGAACTATATATAAAATATGCAAATAAATAATAAATTCAACATAGGAGATAAAGTATATCTTAAAAGCGATATAGAACAATTACCTCATATAGTAACTGAAATAATTATTCAACCCGGTAATATGCTATGTTATCAAATATCACAAGGTCATAATGCTTGTGTGCACTACGAAATGGAAATATCTTCAACAGAGAGTTATGAAATTAAAGTAAAATATAATGGCGGAATTTAAACAAATAAATTTAAAAGAACTTAACAAATCTCAACAATCTATAATTCGTCATATTAATCAGCAAATACTGGAACACCAACAAATGTTTGCACTACAACCAGATGAACTTGTAATTAATAAGAAAGATTATCTTCTTCTTTCAGAAGATCCAGATAATTTAAACGATTATAAATATTTAACACTAGGTAATAAAAATATTAAAATATATTCAATATGAATGAAATAGAAGTTTGGGATGAATTAGCACAAGAATTTAGATATTGGAATTCTGATTGGGATGAATTTGATAGAAATAAAGATTCCAATAAACAAAAACCGATAGATATAGAGTCTTTTATAGAAACATTAAGATCTAAATACAAATTAGAAAAGAAATAATGAGAGGAACAACAACACATGTACCAATGACTGTAAATGATCTTCTTAATAAATTAAAATTATTACCTGGAGAGATGAAAATACAAATAAATAACAATACAGGTGAGTTTTATATAGAAGATGTTATCATAGACGACAATTGCAACATCTTCTTACAAATAATACCAGAATAAGATGAAATATATAATTCAAGTATACAAAACAAAAATATTTAGACAATGGCGTTGGAGAATTAAATCTAAAGGAAATAATAAAATTATTGCATCAAGTTCAGAGTCATTTAATTCTAGAGAAAATTGCATAAACAATTTAAATCATACATATAAAGCTTTAGAAGAATGGCAACTTTTACAAAAAACGGTTCAAGAAAATTCAAATTAGATAATCAAAAAAACGCATTAAAACAAATAAATAATTTTGGCTCTATATTAGCAAATATGAATATTCTCAACCAGGAAATAGATAATTATCAAGGAATAATCACTCCAGAAAAACTAGAAGAAATAATTACTTTAATTAATCTAGAAAAGAAATTAAATTTAACTGAAGAACAATTACAAATAGTTAAAAAATCATATGAATAAATTAACTGAATTCAAACCAACAGAAGATCAAATAGAAAATCTCAAAATTCACTTTGAAGAAGTTCTGGAAACATTTAAAAATCACACATATGATTCTTTTTGTGAAAATGAAGATTTTGGAGAATATCAAATTAAATGGGATTTCTTGGCAAGTGGATTAAAAGTTAAATTACATATGAGAGGTTATGGAGAAAGAACAAATAACGTTTAAAAATATTAAATCTTTCTTACTAGGAAACTATCAATATTATTTAAGCAAAGTTAAAGAACGTCCTAGGCATCTATTAGAGCAAACTTACTGGCGTCTATATACTTGTCGTAATACTTGTTTAACAACTCAAAGATGTATGATTTGCTCATGTCCAACGGTTAAGAAAGCATTTGCACCAGATAGCTGTAATCCAAGTCTATTTCCAAATCTAATGTCTGGTCAAGAATGGGAACAATACAAAATAAAAAACAATATTAATAATATAGAAGAAATTATTAATTATATAAAAGAACAAATTAAATGAGCCTTTATTCACAAGAAGAATATAACAATGAACCAGTACACTATTGCGTTAATTGCTTATCATTAAATATAAAAGAAATTAATAAATCAACCTTACATGCTTGTTTGGAATGTGGTAATATCAAAATAGAAGAAACAAGTATTGACAATTGGAATGAATTATATAATAAACAATATGGAAGATATTTCTTATCTGAAGAGCGTAAGATATTAGAAGAATAAATAATGTCGCAAAATATAAATGTACAAAGTTTTGATGTTAACAAAGAAAAATTCTTTAAAATGTGGTTGATGATACTTCAACCTTTCTTAAAACTAAGAAATAAAGAAATTGAAATACTTAGTAAAATATTATATCACAGATATTTAATATCGCTTGAAGTAAAAAATAAAGAAATGCTTGATGAATTATTATTTTCAAGTAAAATTAAGAAACAAATCTGTACTGAATTATCAATGAAAGATGAAGATTATAACAACTTGCTTTCATGCTTAAGAAAAAAGAAAATAATTATAGAAAGATCAGTTAACAAACAAATTATACCAATAATATCTGAGCCATTCGACAACTTTAAATTAGTATATAATATAAATATTAAATAATGTTAAACATAAAATATATAGAAAGTTTAGGATTTAAAAAAAGACCAAAAGATCAATGGATTGGCTGGAAAGATTTTATAAAAGAAATAGATAATCCAGAATATGAATATTTTCATAGATATACTGTTCATATTCCAAGAATGGGTAATCAATGGAAAATTATAGTTCATAGACATTTAAATTCGAAAGAAGATAATATAGAGGGACAAATAAATTATGGTGAATCTGAAATAGTTTATAAAGGATTAATTGAAAACGAAGAACAATTAAAAACAATTATAAAGTATCTAGGACTAGATGTACAGTAATCAAGATCCGGCTCACATAAAACGAGTAAAGAAAACAGCATATAAATTAAATCTACCTGAAGAAGTAATTGAATTAACTCTATTTTATACTTCAGAATATATTAAAAAGAAAATATCAAGTATAGAACACGACTATGATAATATGCTAACAGAAGAAGAGTTTAATAAACTATTTCCGATAATAAAAATACCATATTTAGGTTATCTAAGACCTCACTATTGGAAATATAGGGCTATTAACAGTAAAAGAAAATTATTAAAAGAAAAAAAATAATGGAGATTAAGAATAAAGATATATTAAAAACAAATCAAACAGTAGTAAGATCAGAAAAAGGTCTATATGTAGATCCAGATATTATAAAACTATCAGAAACAAAAAAAGCAGAGTCAGCAGTAGAATTGGCAATTGAAAAATACAATGAAAGATATGTAAAAAATATTAACGCTCCAATTCCAAACATTAAAATATCTTATAGTTATATTCTCACTAAAGCAGCTCCTCCAAAAATGAAGGGAGTTACTAAGTCCGGATTGATTCTAAATGAACTGGAAGTGGATGTTAGAATGGCTAAGAAACTATCTATAATGAGTGAAAATGTAGATGACCTACAAGAAGTGCTTTTATGTGGAGAACATGTCTTAGAAAGCGTCTGTGTGCCTGGAGACGTAGTAAGAATTAACTATAATAAATATCTACAACTTTCAGATGACCACCAAGCAGGAGTGATTGAAAAAACATACGATATTCCTCTTTATGAAATTGATGGAAATGAATATTTACTATTAGACGCAAGAGATATAATTTATTCTATTCCTAAAGAAGTATAATGAATTTAGATATAGATACAATAACTAAAACAGTATGGATGCTAGACTTTGAACTATCTTCAGAAGAACTCAAGAATCTAGCAAAACGATTTAAAGATTACACGTTCAAATACAAAGAACAGGAATATCAATTTCATCATGAAAATTATGAAGATGATGAAACAACAATAGTTTTCGCTGAAAACACTTTACTTGACTATAATAATAATATATCATGTGCTTGTGAAGATAAAAGTAATTGCGAAAAATTAATAAAATGTAATAATAAATATTTAAATTAAATGAATGTAGAACAAGCAATTCAAATTTTAACTCAAGCATTAAATGGCGCTAACCTAAAAGGGGTATACGACCTATCAGCTTCAACAAGTATTGTAAATGCACTTAACGTAATTAATAAGGATTCTAAAAAATTAGAAGGATTATATCAAATTGGAGAATCATATTTAACAAAAGATATGTATGAATTTTTTCAAAACATGAATTCAAAAACAGAAAAAGAAACATTAGGTTCAGTAAACAAAAACGATACAGATAAATAATGAATACAAAAAATATAATTTTAATCGCAAGCATTCTTGCAGTACTAGGTTTATTAACCGCAACTATTTTTAACCTACTAACTATTCCTGTATTTGGAAGTCTAGTAACAACTGTATTGGGTATTTTGTATGGATTACTCAAGAAATTTGAAAATAAAGAACTTACAGAAAGAGTTAAAAGTCTAGATTTACAATTAACATATAAACATGCTGAAACATTAAATTTAGAAGCTAATGCTCAAAAATTTCAAAAAGCATATTTGGAAATTGAAAAAGACAATATGATTATTTTAAATAAAAATAAAGAACTCGTTGATAGATTAAGTATAGTTGAACCCATAAATAAACAATTAAATAAAAAAATAGAAGAATTGCAAATTGAAAAAATGCAAGTAAAAGAAGCTATTGTTATTAACCCAGTAATTACCGAACCAAAATCAAAAAGAGCAAGACGCTCAGATAATAAATAATATGAAACTTTTAACAGTAGATACGGACGGTTATTCATTAAAAATTGAACCAGAGATTTATACTATTGGAGAGTTTGCAAATTTAGTTGAAAGTAGAAAGAAAAATCCCAGCTTGTTATTTAAAGAGCTGGGATATATTTATTTTTATGCTGACATGGCTTCTGATTTTCAATTTCAAACAAACGAACAGGACCGTCATAAAGAACTAATTAAGTATTTAGACCTACCAAGTGGCTGGAAAAAAGATCGTGTCTTAGAATCAGCTCTAGACGCTTATAAGTACTTATCGCAAACGCCAAGCTCAAGATTACTTGAATCAGCTTATATCTCAACAGATAAAATCAAGAAGCAATTAGAAAGTATTAATCTTGATGAAAGAGATAAAAATGGAAAACCAATTTGGAATGTAAAACAAATTCTTGATACAGTAAAGGCTATGCCCGACTTAATGGATGCTATTCAAAAAGCAGAAAAAACTTATATAAGAAATCAAGAAGAAAATTCTAAGCTTAGAGGGAATAAGCAAAAAAGTGTTTATGACGACATAGACTTTAAATCTCAAATATAAATGCAATATAAAACAAATGCAGTAAACACTGAATTAACAGAGGATTTACTAAAATCATTATCAAAAGAAGAAAGAGAAACTATACTTGATTATATATCGAGTATAGTTTTTTTGCAGAATTTAACTAACCCAAATAGATTATACGCTAAAGATCTTCAGAGATGGGATTATCCAAATCTAGATGAAGTAGATGTAACAAAACCAATTCATAGAAAATTAGATCCTAACGGTAGAGTAAGAGTAGATATAACTAATCCACATATATTAGAAAATATAGATTTCTTTAGGGAAGCTGCTCTACACTTTGAACAACACGGAGTATACACGTTTATAAAACCAGATAGAAATCCATATGGTGCTTATCGTAAATTTTGGGACGAACAAATAGAACGTTGCTGGAATGGAATGATGCGTCCAAGCGACGGTGAATGGATTACTGGTTATCATTATTTTTATCTTAACTTTTCTCCAGTATTAAAAACAGTAACAAGAGCTGATGGTACAGATGAGCGCATCACAGGTCTTCCTGATTTTTATGATGGAGATTATTGGTTTTTTCATTATATAGATAGATCTAGACGTAATAAGAAACATTCAGGAGGATTAAAGAAACGTGGGGCAGGTTACTCTCTAAAGGGAGCTAGTATGCTAGGACGTAATTTTATAGTAGGTGAATCTAAAATGGTTAACAAGGAAGTAAATAGTATAGCTATTGCTAATGAAAAAGAATATCTAACTAAAGATGGTATATTAAATAAATTTGTAAACGTAATCGACTTTAATGCTAATCACACACCGTTTCCAAACAGAAGAGAATTGAAAGATTCTTGGCAAAGTATGCACTGGCAAATGGGATGGAAAGATAATGACACTGGATTAATCAAAGGAACTCAAAATCAAGTAATGGGTGTAACACTTAAAAATGATCCAGAAAAAGCTCGTGGTAAACGTGCTATATTTATTCTTTGGGAAGAATTTGGTAAATTCGATCAATCAATTAAAGCCTGGAATATTGGAAGACCTTCAACAGAGGATGGTAAAAAGGTATTTGGTCAAATGGTGTTTTGGGGAACGGGCGGTACAGCAAGTGAAGCATTTAAAGGTCTTAGAGAGATTTTTTATTCTCCAGGAGGTTATAACGTATATGAATTACCAAATGTATGGGATAAAAATACTAAGGTTGGAAATACTTGCGCATTCTTTCATTCAGGTTATTTAAATCAAGTAGGATTTATGGATAAGGATGGAAACAGTGATGTAGTTGCTAGTTTACTTTCTGTAATTAAAGATCGTATACAAATTAAATATCATTCAAATGATTCAAGTACTTTGCCTCAAATGATTGCAGAGATGGCTCTAACGCCTCAAGAAGCAATAATGAAAGTAAGTGGTACTTTATTCCCTACTGTAGATATTCAGGATTACTTGGAAGAATGTAGAATAAATTTTAATAAATTTACAGAAGCTCATTTAATAGGTGATTTGATTGTTAAAGCTGATGGCACAATTGATTTTAAAGAAAATTATAATAAAAGAGCAATTACAACTTATAATAAAGATAAGACTAACACAGAAGGAGCCGTATCTATTTATTCTTTACCACAGATAGATAATTTTACAAAACTACCATATCAACATAGGTATATAATAGGAATTGACCCTATCGATAATGACTACACAGAAACAGGATCATTAGGTTGTGCTGTAGTATACGATTTATGGAATGAAGAAATTGTTGCAGATTATATAGGAAGACCTCAATTAGCAGATGATTTTTATGAAATATGCAGAAGAATGATTGTGTTTTATAATGGAGTAGCTAACTATGAAAACAATATTAAAGGTCTTTTTGGATATTTCAATAATAAAACATGTTTACATTTACTATGTGATACACCAGCTTATCTTAGAGATGTAGAAGAACAAAAACAAAATTTATTTGGGAATAGGGCAAAAGGAACAAGAGCATCGCAAGGGGTTATTGCTGATGGATTACGATTACAAAAAACTTCAATGTTGTCACCAGCAGAAAGCTATAATCCACAAGATCCTGAAAATCCAATACAAACAATTAGATTAAGAAAAATACCAAGTTTAAGATATCTTGAGGAATTATATGAATTTAATACAGATGGGAATTTTGATTATATCTCAGCAATGAATATGGTAATGATATTAAGACAAGACAAATTAAAACTAACTGAATCTTTATCTACAGAGGGTAATCTGCAATATATAGAAGAAGATAAATTTATACGAGATAACTATGATCTAATATACGACAATAAAAAATATCTTGAATTATTAGAAGACGAAACAAAAATACTTAAACAAAATAATAAACAAATAACACAATATGAAATATAATTTTCCTAGCCAAAAAAAACCATTTGCACAAAAAAATGAAAAATGGCGTAGAGAACATCTTGACTGGGTAGAAGAAATTATCTTAATGAAAGATAGTAGTATAAGAACTAATCTACAACAAAAATTAAGAAACTTTAGAAGCTATTTAGGTAAAATCTCTATAAAAGAATATTCTACTATTTTAAATCCAAATAATCTAAAATCATTATGGCTTCCAGATGAAATACAACACTATCCAATTGCAGTGCCTTATCTAAACGTTCTCATAGGAGAAGAATTTGATAGAAGATTTGAATGGCAAGCTATTGTTACTAATCCTAATTCTATATCTAAAATAGAAGAGAGTAAACGTGATATGTTAAGACAAAAAATATCGGAACTATTAACTAATCCAGATCTAGATGAAGAAGAAGCAGAAGAACAGTTGAAAAACTTTACTTATTACTTGAAATTTGAATATCAAGATGTTAGAGAGAAAAGAGCAAATCTATTGTTAAAACACTTCATTAAAGAGTTAGATTTAAAACTTAAATTTAACGTAGGATTTAAAAATGTATGTTTAGTTGCTGAAGAGGCATACATAGCTGAAGTAGTAAATGGAAATCCTGTTATAGAGGTGTTGGATCCAAAGAAAACATTTGTTCTTAAATCTGGATCTAGTAATAAATATGAAGATGCAGATATTATAGTAATTTATGATCATTGGTCGCCGGGTCAGGTGCAAGATAGATATTATAAATATCTTAAACCAAAAGAAACAGAATGGTTAGATTCAGGAACTAATGATACTTTTGCTGGAGTTAACGGATCTGATTTAGAAAGAGACGAAATAGGAATAAACATATTAAGAAACCAAATGGTTGATGATATTCTAAACGTAAGTGATTTAGGTATATCAACTTATTCTGACGTTAAAACATCTGAGGTAGTAGATGAATTTGGAAACGTTAGAGTTATTAGATTATTCTGGAGATCTAAAAAAATGATTAAAAGAGTTAAGTTTTACGATGAAAACGGAGAGCCTCAATATGATTATTTTTCAGAAAATTATATTCCCAACAAAGAAAGAGGAGAAGAAGTAGAAGAATATTGGGTTAGCCAATGGTGGGAAGGGGTTAAAGTAGGAAAAGATATATATCCATATATTAGACCTAGAGAAATACAATATAATAAATTTAGCGATCCAGGATATAATCATCCAGGAATAGTAGGTCAAATATATAATACAGGTGATTTAAAAGCAACAAGTATGATGGATAGGGCTATGCCTTATCAATTATTATACGATGCAACCATGACTAGATTAAATGATGCGTTATCTAAATTCTTTGGTAGTTTACCTGTTGTAGATATGGCTGAAATACCAGAAGGATGGGATATTACTAAATGGTTATACTTTGCAAGAAAAGCAGGTATAGCTGTTAAAAATAGTTTTAAAGAAGGAAACAAAGGAGCTTCTTTGGGAAGAATGGCAGGTGGGTTATCTGGATCTCAGAATATAATTAATCAATCTGGATTAGGAGATTTCATTCAACAACAAATAAATATCTTAACATTCGTTGAAGGTCAAATGGGAAGAATCATTGGAGTTCCACCACAAAGACTTGGTGATATTCAAAATAGAGAAACAGTAGGAGGAGTAGAGAGAGCCGTTACTCAATCATCTTTTATAACTAATGAGTTATTTAAAATTCACGATAACGTTAAAAAGAGAGTGCTTACATTGCTTATAGAGACTTGTAAAGTAGCATTTAAAGATAACCCAGTTAAGTTTCAATATATAGGGGATGATTATACAAGTCAAATATTTGAAGTAGATGATGAATTCATGGAAGAAGAATATGGAATTCTTGTTGACAATGATAATGACTTAACTAAATTAGAACAACAACTTGAAACACTAGTTCAGGCTGCTTTGCAGAATCAAATGCTTAAATTTAGTGATGTAATGAAAATTTACACAAGCTCAAGTATGGGAGAAAAACAACGTTTAATTGAAAAATCTGAAGAAGACATAATGAAACGTCAAGAAGCTCAAGCTCAGAGAGAAAATGAAATGGCTCAAGCTCAATTAGAACAACAAGCTAAGATTCAAGCAGAAACATTTGCAAGAGAAGATAAACGCGAACAAGATAAATTATCTCTTGATAAATATAAAACAGATCAGGATAATGCGACTAAATTAGCAGTAGCAGGAATGGGTCAAGGAGGAGAAACTGGAAACCCAGAAGAAGAAGCAATAAAGCTTGAACTTGAATATAAAAAACATGAAGATGAGATGTTATTGAAAATGAAAGATCTTCAAGAAAAAATAAGAAACAATAAAGAAAAAGAAAAACTTGAAGGACGTAAAATAACAAAAATGGGATCAAAACCAGCCAGCAAATAATAACAAATTGTAGATTTAGGAATATACCAAATTTGGATAATTATACTAATAAATCATATATTTGTAGAGCAAAAATTATAGAAAAATAAACTTATGAATGAAGAATTTTTTAATTTAGAAGAACTAAAACTTGAAGAAAGTACTTTAGATCAAATAATGAATAAACACATTCCTACAGAAGAAGCTAAAATTGAAACTGTAGAGGATGATAAACCTGAAGGTGACGAACCTAAAGAAGAAGATAATAAAGAAAAAACTGAAAACAAAGAAAAGGTAATAGATAAAACTCCTTCTTCGACAAAAAAAGAAGATTCTTCTACTTTCTCAGTTTTTGCAAAATCATTAAAAGAAGAAGGAGTAATATCATTAGAAGACGAAGATGTTGAAGATGTTAGTAGCTATGAAGATTTAAAAAATCTAATAGTAAAACAAATTGAATCATCAAAATTTGAGAATCTAAGTGAATCTCAAAAAAGATATTTAGAAGCTGTAGAAGCGGGTATTCCACAAAAAGATTTTGAAGCAATTGAAAAACAATTAAATCAATTAGAATCAATTGACGAAGATATCTTAAAAGAAAATACACAAGCTAGATTTGATTTAATTGCTTATGATTACATTGAAAAAGGTATTCCAAAAGAAAAAGCAGTTGAATTAGCAAATAGAAGTATTAAACTAGGAACTGATCTTGAAGATGCTAAAGAAGCATTAGAATCATTGATTAAAATTAAATCAGAAGAATATAAAACTACTATTTTAAAAACAAAAGAATCAAATGAAGTTTCTCTAACTAAATTAAAAGAAGCAATTGATTCAAAAGATTTTATTTTAAAAGACGTTAAGCAAACTCCTAAGCAAAAAGAAAATCTTTACAACATGTTGTCAACTAAAGTAGATACAGATGATTTAGGTCAACCTTTAAATGAATTAAACAAATGGAGAAAAGATAATAAACTAGAAGCAGAAATAATTTTAGGAGCACTTTATCTTCATACTAATAAATTTAAAGATCTAGGAAAAATATTAGATACAGCTAAATCTAAGTCAGCTCAAGAACTGGAAAGAAAATTAAAACAAACTGAAATGACCAACGTACAAAACGATGTTACATTTCAATCTGGAGAAAAATTCACAATAAATATATAAACACTTAATTAAAATATGAAATTAAACAGATGGCAGGTATCAGAGATTAAACAATGGAATGGTCCATTGTTCGATCCACAGGCTACACTTAAAGCATTATGGCGTCAATCACCTGAGAAAATCAGGAAATCAATGGTTAAACTTAATGCTATTTACGCAGGTAGAGGTTTAGAAGATCAATTAGAATCTCTTGGAGTAAAATATGTAGATAGCCTTAATGATTTTTATTATGAAATCATTGCAAGTTCAAGACGTAATGTTCAACTAATTGAAGCTAGGTATGCTGGCGCTGTAGTTACAGCTGCTACCAACAATGTTGGTACCGGTGGTTCAGTTATTGAATTGGTCTTTGGAGAAAATTATTTCTTTGATAAAGAAGTAATTGTAGGTGAGAAAAACGAACGTTATCCACTACGTATTATTAAAGAACCAGTTCCGGAAGGTGATATGGTAGTTTATACCGTAGAAACTTGGGGTCTACCTAATGGTATGCCAGGAGCTGAACTTATTGCAGGTAAAAAATTCTCTGTAGAATATGCTCCTGCCGAAAGAGGTTTATCAAGAAGTCAGGGTGGTGTTAGACGTCCAGGTACTGCGAGAGTACGTGGTATGTTGTCTACAATCCGTATTGACCACAAAGTTGCTGGTGATATTGATGATTACGCAGTATTAATGGGATTCCCAATTCTTGATAAGAATGGTAATGAAATGGTAATGAATGTACTTTCTTCTTATGAAGATTGGTTGGTAGAACAAGAGTTTTCTGAATACAAAAACAAAGCTATTGCTTTTGGTACAACTAATGTTGATGAAAATGGAGAAACAACTAATTATGGTATTTCGGGACGTATGTTACAATTTGGTCAAGGTTTGCGTCAACAAATGGATCAGACAAATGTAATTTACTTTAATACATTTAGTCTTGATTTACTTGAAAGCATTTTGACTCAATTGTCTTATAATAAACTTGGAATCAATGATAGAGAGTTTGTTATCAATACAGGTCAAGGTGGTGCTAGTTTATTCCATAAAGCTGTATTAGATGTAGTTTCTGGATGGATGGTTATTTCTCAAAATAATCCAGCGGTTATTCAAAAAGTACAATCTGAATTACACTCTAATTCATTCTCAGCAGGTTTCCAATTTACTCAATTTTTAGCACCTAATGGAATTAAAGTAAGAGTTAACGTATTAGATATGTATGATGACCCAGTTAGGAATAAAATTTTGATGCCAGGTACTCAACAACCAGCAGAATCATTTAGAATGGATATTATGTACATGGGTACTTCACAAGATCCTAACGTTCAAAAATTGATGTATTCTAAATTCCAAAAGTATGGTGGTGAATTAAAAGGTTATTCAGCAGGTTTCCGTAATCCATTTACAGGAGAAATGAATAACGCTCACATGTCAACCGACGAAGATGCTGCAACAATTACTAAGTTTACACACTTGGGAGTTGTAATGTATGACACAGAACGTTCTGCAACATTGATTCCTTCAGTATTGCAATAAATAGAATTTGGATTTTAACTAGTAGTCCTCTAAAATCCACTAGTTAGGGAGAGTGAAACATCTCTCCCAGATCGAGAAAGTAATATTAATTAAAAGAATTTAAAATGGCAGAAACTAAAGAATTAGTAAATTGTTTAACAGAGGAAAAAATATTTGTAAAATATATTCCTGATTATAAAAATGGAATTGAAGATAAAAAACATCCTCTTTATGGTGGACTCTCGACAAATGCGAGTATCGGTATACCTGCTCCCTTATTAACAAAGCGTATTGGCGTAATATTCACTAAAGAAGAATTAGAATTTCTTGGTGAAGAATTAAATGAAGATTTGAAGCCTAACAGTAAGTTCTGGAAGGAGTTCAGACGTGATGAAGGCGGAATGCTAGTAGATGGTTTTCCTATTTACTTAAAAAAAGAAGGAGCTATCTTAAATAAAAATAATGCAATGGATTTCATTAAAATTAGAATTTTACAAGATTCTGATATTATTGCAAATGATGTTGATGAAATTAAGCAAAAAGAGGGATGTAGATTTGTTTTAATTTCAGAAAAGAATATGTACAAAAAAGAGATTATGAATATCTCTACACGTCAAAAAGCTGTTAAACTTTTTGGTAAATATGAAGATGATGAAGAAGTCCTTAAGTACGTGCTTAGAACATTCAATAAATCTGTTGATACAAAAGCTAAAATTGATTTCTTACAAAAAGAAGTTTGGAAATTATCAGACGATAATCCGCAAGCATTCATTGTTACAGTAGAAGATGAACATATTAAAACTAAAATCAAAATTAATGACTTCCTTAATTTCAAACTAATTACAAAATCAAATAGTTTGTTTTATGATATGGAAGGAAAGAAATTAGCACTTGATGGAGAAACAAACGATCTTTTAGGATGTGCTAGATATCTTGATTCAGGAGTAGGTTCTGAATTTAGATTAGGACTTGAGGCTAAAGTAAATGCATTAAAAAAATAATAAACTAAATGACATTATCAGAATTTAAGAGTGAGTTTCGTTATAAATATGATGCTGCAAGTTCGGGAGGACCAGATTTAAATTCTTATGAAATTAGTTTATGCTTAACACAGGCAGTTAGAGATATTATTGAAGATGCTTATTCAAGTTATGAAACTAATGAAAAAAGCAAAAGAATATTAGCTCCTTTACTTAAGACTCATGATAGCTCAATAGAGCCATTTACAGACGATCTAACGGACTATAAATGTTTTTTAATATCTTTACCTACTGACCTCAATTATGTTCTATTAGAAGAAGCTAAATTAGACAGTTGTAATTACCATATTGAAATAGTAAATACAGATTTGGATTATTTAAGAACATTCTTAAGGAATCCATTTAAAAAGCCTAACGACAGAAAAATAATTAAAATAGAATACAATAAAGAGAAATTCAAAATCTATACAATAAAAGATTTAAATAAATACAGAATAACTTATTTAAAAAAATATAGTCCAATTATTGTAGATAATTTTATAAACGATCCAGAACTAATAGGAAATGAATCAATAGAAGGATTTAACGTTCAAAAAACAACTGAACTACCTTATTTCATACACGACGAAATTGTAGATAAAGCAGTTATTATAGCAATTAAAACTTCAAGAGAAAACAACTTACAAACACAAACACAATTACCATAAAAATAAATTAAATTATTAATTAAAAAAGAAACACAATTATGAGTTCAATTTCATTACCATATGAAAAACAAATCAGACATTTCTTTCCATTCACTGCTGTAGCAACTGAAACAACTGCTGCTACATTTATTACTGGAGCCTCTCCCGGAGAAATCCAATTGTTTAGAGAATCAGGTACTACTACAGGAAAAGGAGATTTTTACATTCTGAAAAAAGATTTGACTGGAAAAGTAGTTAAATCAGATTTGATTACACCAAAAGATATTACATATCTTAGAGGTTCTGCACCGGTTGCTAAAGTAGGAAAAACAAACGTTTTAACTATTACGACTGTTGTAGTAGGAGCAGTATATAATATTACATTGAAAATTCATTATGCAAATTCTGAACAAAACTTTGAAACTATTTTTGCTTCAACAAAAGCCGTAACAGGTGATACCTCTACAACTGTAATGACAAGATTATCTAAGCAATTAGGTGATAACTTGGCGGTGTCAATGTATACCACTACAAATATATCAGGTACTGATACGATTATAGGTGGCACTACAGTAAATAAAAATAAATACTTCACTCTAACTCAGGTAGCTGGAGCATTAACAATTTCAGAGAAAAACTGGATTCTTGATGGATACTACCCAGGTTTGAAAACATTTGATCAATTGATGTGGAATGCAGAAATTAATAGCTCTAATGAAGCAGCTATGGCTGGTACAACTAAAACCGCTACCACTCCTGTATACGCTGCACGTCAAGGATATCAAATGCTTGAACTTGAAAGATATTTTGTAGGTCATAGAGCAGAATTTGATGGTCCAGATATTACACTTGGATTTCATAGAGCTTATGAAGTAAATCCAGCTTCTGCTTACTTCTGTTTAGATATGAAGTATTTTGATGTATCAAGAAACGATTCTTATCAATCTGATAAAATGTTAACTCTGGTATCAACAGATGCTGAAGCAGTAGATAATATTGGGTACAGAATTGAAGCATTGATGGGTGGTGCAGAAGGAACTATTTGGAACGAACTAGATCCGGCACAAGATGGAAGCGATAATGCGTAATTAATTTTAAATCAACACTCTGAATGATAGAGATAATCAATAAATATAGTGAAGACTTGGGAAGTAAAATTCCTGAGTCTTTGTTATTAATAGATAAATATGAAGATTTATTTAAAAAAGTAAATCAATTAACTCAATTAAATAAACTAAAAAAATTAAATGATAACTATAAATACAGCAAGTATAAGTAATAATGGTTTAAATTTAAATATTAACATATCTACGGGTAATAGTTTTATTATTAGTTCAGCTAAATTATGGACTGAAAATACATTTAAAGACTATTCTAAGGCTGTTAATATTAATTTTAAATTATCTCAAACAAGCAACAATGAAGTATTTATACTATCTGCAAGCGAAGTTAATCTAGATAATTTTAATGGAATATATTTTCTTGAGTTTGAGACAAATGAACCTAATAATGATGAATGCACAACTTGTCAAAATCCAGTTCTAGTCGTAGTTACTAATTTAAATCAGTATTACAGATGTATGACTGAATTAATATTAAAGGCGAATATTTGTGATAACAATTTATTTTCAAAAGAAGTATGTGACGATAGTTACGTAAACAAAGCCTTAACTATAAATCTATTATTAGAAACTATTACTCAATGCTTGGAACTTGGACAATTTATTGAAGCAATTGACACTATTAAAAACATAAAAAAATTATGTGATAATTGTACTAATTGCAAAACTATAGTTAAATCAACGTCTTGTAATTCATGTAACAGCTATACATACTAATGAAAATAAAACCATATGATCATTTAGAAACACTTATTGGATCTATTCATAAGTTGTTTTTAAACGCCAGAAACAAAGGAATTGTAAAAAACAAGGAGTTAAGTCTTTTAAATCTAATATATAAATTAGTAGATACTAATTGCTATGAAAACAATTCAACTACAAATCAAGAACAAAAACTACTTTCATTATATTATAAAATATTAAATAAATATAGTTTCTTATGTAAAGCCAATTTAACCAGAAATTATTATTTTGAAAACAATACAAATAATACTTTTATTCCTGAATGTGAATATATAGCCCCAATAATCAATGAAATATTCTATTGGCAAGAAGGGGATTTTAATAGCTCTAATCCATTTATTATAGATGCTGTTTCCGGAACTGGATATTTAAATGATAAGCAATCTGATACTTACGAGAATTTTAGTATTGGTAAAAATATAAATTATAATAAAATTGGAAGAATTTGTTTTTTATTAACAGAAGCAGAAACTAATAATATTGAAATAAGAGATGTTTTAGATAATGTAATTAATACAGCATTTGATATTACAAACATTACAGATATGAATAGTAAACTATTAGTATCTAAAAATGTAATGAGTATGGGTGAAATTAACTTTAAAATAAAAAAACTATAATGCCAACTGATTATAATAATCTACCTTCGGGACTTAGAGTTCAGACTCAAATACCGTTAGACATAAAAGAATACGTACAAAGTAATGCTATATTAGCTAACTTAGGAACTTTAGATAACTTAGCTTATACTTATATTGAAGGTCTTGTGATATATTCAATAGAAGACCAACAAAGATGGGAATGGAGAGAAGTAGCTGATGGAGAAGAAAACACAGGATTGCTAACTGTAGATTTTGTTTATCCAACAGGTTTGCCGGCTGTGTTTGGAATTAATTACTCAAATAGAGTATTTAATTTCTTTCCAGCAGATTTAAACAGTCCTGGACCTCAAGGACCAGCTGCTACAATCAATTTAGGAACCGTTACGACAGGAACTGCTGGAAGTAGTGTCATTATAACAAATTCAGGAAATAGTTCAGCAGCGGTCTTTAATTTCACTATACCGAAAGGGGATAAAGGAGATAAAGGAGACAAGGGTGATGATGGAGCAGATGGAATAGATGCTAGCAATAACTTGCAAAAAGCAATAACTGGGAACTATGTATTATCTGACAGTGATAACAATTATACGATTTTAATAAACAACTCAGGAACTTCAATTAATATCACAGTCCCAACAGGATTAATGAGTAAAATTAACGTTGGATTTATTCAACAAGGAACTGGAGATGTAACATTTGTTCAATCAGGTACTATTATAAATAGTCCTACTGCAATGAAAAAAATAAAGGGTCAGAATTATAATGCATATATAGAGCAAGTTCTAGCAACGAATACATACCAACTCATAGGAAATTTAAAAACATAATGTGGAAATTTAAAAAACAACTATTAATGACAGAGCAATCTACAGATCAATTTGATTATTGCGTAGAATTTACAGCTGAAAATAATAGTAATATTAAAATGGAAATGCAAGGAGTATTTGATTTTACTGCGGGACTTGCTGGCAGGACAATTGCTTTTGTAGATGGAGCTATTGTTTCATATAGAATCAACGGAGTAGATACACCTTGTTTTATTCCATTAACACATAATACAACTAAAGTATTTTTTGAAGAAGATAGCTTACCTGCGGTTACAAATAGAGTAGCAACAAGTATTACTTTTACAATTGACATGTCACTAAATACATCTGAAGTATATTATATAAACGGAAGTAGGTTTGCTATAGTAACACCAGGAACACAAATGTCTTCATTTTACACTAGTTGTGATTAATAAAAAAAATAAAAATAATGGCAATACAATGCAACGAAATACAAACTATAGGAAACCAATTGTTGATTGCTTTTCAGGATTGTAAAAAAATAAAAAATGAAGACTTAGTAACTCTTGTAGAATTAGTGTTAGCTGTAAATGAATGCACAAACGGTGGTCCTGCATATAATACTCTGGTAGAAGAAGTTTATGAGCCTTTAGTTGATGAAATAGTAACTTATCCAATCGACACTTACCATTCAATATCAGTAATGATCATACAGGGAAATATAACAAGAAATGGAGTAACATATCCTACAGGTTCTGTACTTGATCATGAAGTAACTAATCTAAATCAAACAGAGTTTGAATTCACGGTCAAATCAGGGGCGCAAGTAGTAGTACAATATCTAACAATAACAATATAATATGGCAGATTTAAATAATTCACTAGGTCAAGTAGGAAGTGGTGGTATTGCTATAAATCAAAACAATGTTGATATTGTTAAATATATCTATACTAATGATGTATTTAATTTACAGGGTAGAGATTTTATTATTAATTTAGTAAACTCATTACCACAATATACTATTTCAGAAATACAAAGTTGGTGGATAAATATAATAACAGGAATTGATGCAGAAAATCCCATACCTACACTTTTAAAATATAAAGTAATTAATAAAGGTAAAGGAACATACGGTATTGGAGGAATACAATTAACTTTTAATGACTTACATTTAATAACTATTGAAAAAGCATCGGCAGAAGATATTGTTAATTTAGTATCTACTGTTAAAATTGAATTTGGTGATATAGGTAGTTCAACTATTGAAGATTATTTAAATAGTCAAATACCTTCAATTACTATTCAAGATCAAATAGATGGTTATACTATTTTATATGCAACTATTGATGGTGTTGATTATGCGTATTTATTTATAGGATCAGGTGGAACATATGGATTAAGTGACGAACAAAGTAATGATAATGATTTTCAGGTATTAACTAATATTGGTGGAACGCAAAACTTAGATCAAACATTAACGAATGGAAATACAAGTTCTATTCCAATTAAAATACAAGATAGCGAAACGGGCGACAGAACAACGATTGCACATAATTATGTTGAAGTAATTGAATTCGACGCAGGCAAAGGTGCATTTTTGACACCCAATCTATTGTCATTTAAAAGGGATTTTTCAAACTATTATAATTTAATCTTTCCATCCACATTAACAACAACAAAAAATGTAACATTTCCAAACAAGACGGGAACGGTTGCGTTTTTGGATGATATACCAGGTGACGCCGGAGGCTTCACTTCATTACAACAGATGTGGGATGATAATCCAAATAATTTAAGTTATATTGATTTAAGTGGAAAGAGACAAACATTTGATCCGTTTAATAGTTTACAATTTACTTCTGAATTAGTTCCTTCAGACGGACTTTATTATACTCTATTGTATGAAGCGATTGATTTTTCAGAACAAGCTCTTTTAAATATAGCAATATCAAGAACTGCTGATGGATCTACGGTAGAGGCATCAGTATCTGGACAATCTACGAACGGTTCTGGTTTCGCTTTAAAAAATAGTTTACTTTCATTAGGAAATGAAATTGGAGGATTAATAAATTTAAAGACTGAAAATGTAACTGCTGAACAAGATATTCAAGCACCAAACGCAGAAGGCACTTTAACGATATCAGCAACAGTAAATGGTGGAGCAAAAATACTCGCAGACGATGAAGGTAATATTGACTTAGGAACTATTAGTGGAAACGGAATTACTGGATTAACAGATTCAGGTATTGCTGTAGTTTCAGATAATGGTGATGGTACTTGGAACGTAAATGTTCCAGCTACAGATTTATCAGGGTATCAACCATTAGATGGTGATTTAACTGCTATTGCTGGATTAACCACTAATTCATATGGTAGAGATTTCTTAACATTAACAACAGCGTCTAATGCAAGAACTTACATAGGTGCAGGAACGGGTAACGGAACTGTAACTTCAGTATCTGGAACAAATAATAGAATTAGTATAACAAATGGAAGTACAACTCCAATTATTGATATTGCTTCTGCATATATTGGACAATCTTCTATAAATACTTTAGGTACTATTACTACTGGTGTATGGCAAGGAACAGCTGTTGCAGATACATATATATCTTCTGCTACTACTTGGAATGCAAAAGTTGCTTCTACAAGAACAATAAATATTAATGGTACAACTCAAGATTTATCTGCTAATAGAACATGGAATGTTGGAGATGCTTTAGTATCTAATTCACTATCACAATTTGCATCAACTACATCTGCTCAATTAGCTACTGTAATATCTGATGAAACAGGTACTGGATCATTAGTATTTCATAACTCTCCCACTTTTGCTGGAATTGTTACATTTCCTACAGGATTCGTAATATCGGGCGGTTTAAATTCTAGTTTAGTTAGAGGGGATGGTTCTGTAGTAAATGTTAATACTTTTATTAGTAGTACTCCAACAAATGTTATTACTAATAATAATGCTAGCATTGCAACGGGCGATACTGTTGTACAAATTGCTGGTAAAGCACAAGGTCAAATTAATGCAATTAAAGGGACTGTAGGTTCTAGTACGCAATCAGGTACAGGTGCGGCTACATCGTTTAATATTGCTCATGGATTAGGTGCAATACCTACTTATTTTAGTGCTGTAGCAAATAATGCTGCAACATCTAATATTCAATATATAACAGCAGATGCAACCAATATTACAGTATTTTATTCTGTAGCACCTGCAAATGGAACTAATAATTTAACATGGAAATGGTTTGCTAGATAATGGGATATAATGCAATAAATTCAGTTTTTGATACATTAGCTGACTTGTCTTCACAGGCAGGTTCAGCTAATATTATAGCATATGTACGAGGAGGTACAACAATGAATGATGGTAATGGTGGTAATTACCTATGGGATGAAAACAGTACTGCTACACATGACGGGATTAAAATAATCAAAGTAACAGATGTAACAACTGGTAGATGGATGAGAGCAACTAGTAATGTTTATAAAACAGGTCAAGTTACATTTAGCGGAATAACACTTCAAACAACTTATACTGTTGCACATGGATTGGCTTTTACACCTTCTTCAATACATATTCAAGCAAGAAGTGCAGGAGCTGCTTCAACTTTTAGTCATGTAGGAGTTATAACTGGTACAAATTTTCAGATTATATTTACAGGAATTCCAGCACTAGGAGTAAATAACATAACATACGATTTTTTCGCAATACGATGAATAAAATAAAAGAATGGTTTAAAGAAAGAAATAATTGGCACTATCTAGTTGGAGCTTTATTAGCTTTTGTATTTTATATGATAAGTTTTGAAGCTGTACAAATTATTGGTAGGATTTTAATATCGGGAATATTTACATTTATATCAGCTTACATTTGGGAGATGGTAAGAGAAGATATAAAAAAATATAAATTTGATAAACAAGATGTAATAAGATCAATGATAGGATGGCTAATAGGGATTATTATTACAGTAATAATTCATTTGATAATAAAATAATACTAACTAAAATAAAAAGATAAGAATGATAGTAGATCAAGATCCAAAACAATATTTTGATAAGATCGTTGATGCGGAGCCTGGAAATAGAACATGGGTTCTATCTGTAGTAATAAACTTTATATTAGGAATAGCTTGTATAGTTATATTCTTTGTAATGGATGGTGCTAAGTCTAGAGCAGAAAAATTAGAAACGTCAGCAAGAAGAGAATTAGCTATTGAAAGAGCTACTTCCTTGCAAGACGGAAAAGATTGTAATGAAGCAATTAAAGATGCTGTAGAAAAAAGAGATCTATACTGGCAGTCTAAAGTAGATGGTCAAAGAGATAACTTCGATACTAAATTACATGACTTAGAATTAAGAATGCTTAGATTATCAAAAGAAGCAAAAACAATTAAAACAAGAGTTGGAATATGAAAATTAATACAAAACGATTTAAGAATTTAAAAACAATTATATCGTTAGTTATAATGTTTGTAATCTGTACAAGTTATAATACAATAAAACAATCAAGAGAAGAAAGATTAATAAATATTGAAACTAATTTAGATATAATTGAACGAGAACTTAATAGCGCAAAAGTTATGATAAGCGATCCTAAGAGATTAAAACAAATTAGAAATAATAATAAATAATAAATTATGAGAAAATTAGATAAAGCAGGTTATGATTTAATAACTGAATTTGAAGGAATAAGATTAAAACCATATCAAGACAGCATAGGTGTTTGGACTATAGGTATAGGTTCTACCTTTTATCCTGATGGCACTAGAGTAACTAAGTATGACCCACCTATTACAGAAAATTATGCTAAATTAATGTTTAAAACAGTTGCAGATAGATTTGCAAAAGAAGTAGACAAACTAGTTAAGAGCAAAATAAATCAAAATCAATTCAACTCATTATCTTCAATTGCCTACAATATAGGAATCGGTAATTTTAAATCAAGTGGATTACTTAAAAAAGTAAATGACAATCCAGATGATAAAACGATAGCAACAAGTTTCTCTGGATGGAATAAAGCTGGCGGAAAAGTAGTATCTGGATTAACAACAAGACGTAAAAAAGAATCAGATTTATATTTTAAGAAATAATGAATACAACTTGGAAAATTATATTAGGATTAGCTATATTAGTAGCAATATTCTTTTTAGGAAGATGTTCTAAGATAGAACAAGACCCTAAAACAATAACTATTGAAATACCTGGAAAATCAGGATCATCAGATACAATTTATAAACCCAAACCTATTTTTGTTCATCATGATAGTCTGATATATAAAGATAGCATTATAAAAACTGAGAATCCTTTTAATAAAGAACTTGCAGATAGATATACTAAGCTTGAAAACGATTATCAAAAAGCAGAAGCTTATTTAAAAGCAATTCAAATAAGAAAGTATAATATTCCATTTGAAGATAACTTAGTTAAGATAGATAATCACATAGAAGCCCAGGGAGAGGTTGTTTTGTTTAAACAGGATTACTTTATTAAACCACAAACAATAACAGCTGAGATACCTTCTAAAGAACTTAAAAGAGATAATTTTGGAGTATTATTAGGAGCTAGATATTTACAAAACTTAGATACTGAAAAAGGAACTATTGGAATTGATGGAGGAATAAGAATATTAAAAGTAAATATATTAGGAACAGTAACAACAAATAAAGACGTAGGAATTGGTTTGATAGTTGAATTTTAACAATGTTAAATCGTAGTTAAATATTAAAAAATAGTAGAGCAAAATTTGTTTTCTACTATTTTTATTTTATACCTTTACCAGATTATTAATAAATTAAAAAAAATTTATGCAAAAATTAGTAGAAGAATTTTACATATCGCATCCGGGTTATTTAAAGAAATCACCTTTCAAAACAGCAGATAGATTAAAACTAAATTATATAAATGAACCTGATTTAATTAAGGAAATTATCCAAGTTCAGAAATTAATAAAAAATAAATTAAAAGCAGAAAAAACAGTAAGAGATAGATTAATAAACAATGGAATAAAAACTCCATTTATAGATTTATCAGCATTCCCGGGAAGAACAATTGAAGAAATATTAGAATTTGCAAAAGGAACAGTTTCTGGAACTGAAGCTATATTAAATGAAGAAGATTTAAAATCAAGAGTATTAGTAATTGGAGACATACACGAACCTTTTACAATAGAAGGTTATTTAGAATTCTGCAAAGAACAATATAGAAAATTTAATTGTAACAAAGTAATATTTATCGGAGATGTAATTGATAATGCTTTTAGTTCGTTTCATCCAACTAATCCTGATGGATACGGTGCTGGAGATGAATTAGATAGAGCTATTGATAAAATAGCATTATGGTATAAAGCTTTTCCAGAAGCAATAGTTATTATAGGAAATCACGACAGATTAGCTTATCGTAAAGCATTTACTGGAGGAATATCAGCAAGATGGTTGAGAACATATAATGATGTTTTAAACACGCCTAATTGGAAATTTGAAGAATCAATTGAAATAGATGACGTTCTTTACATACATGGCGAGGCTGGAACAGCAAGAATGAAAGCAAAGGATATTAGTCAAAGTGTAGTACAAGGTCATTTACACTCTCAAGCTTATTGTGAATGGATTAATAATAGAATCTTTGCAGTACAAGTAGGAGCAGGAATAAATGATAAAGAATACGCTTTTAATTATAATAAAGCAGGAAAAGAAAGTATTTTATCTTGCTCTGTAATAGAAAATGGTAATCAACCGTATTTAATAAAATTTAATAAATAATGACATTAAACGAAATAATTTATGATACTAAAGAGATGTTCTCAGTATATTCAGATGATATTCAAGTATCAGATGAATGGATAGCTTTTAAGTTTCAAAACAAAAGAAATACATATTTAAAAAATTATTTAAGTAACTTACAAAAATCAATTCCTCTTCAAGCTAAGATGCAAATATGCCTTAGTTTACAAGAGGATGATTTGTGTGAAGACGATTTTAAATTACTAAAATCTACTCAGAAATTACCAGCTACATTAGAAGCTTCAGGAAGAACTAATATAAGTGAAGTTTATTTAAATTCAAGAGTTGCTAAGTGGTTAAATATAGTTGACTATCAGAGATTGCCTTATTTAAAATCTGGAAGATATAATAGTAAACAAATATATATTACTATAGACCCAGAAGATTATATTATAGTTTATTCGCCATCAGGTAATCATGAATTACTAGAAGAAATTAAACTGAATATAGTTCCGGAGAATCCAGAAGAAGCATTTAAAATGATGTGTAGTATTGATAGTGAATGTGATTTTTATGATTATAAAAATTATCCAATTCCAGCAGAACTAGTTGATCCAATACAGAGAGAGATAATTAATGAATTATTAGTCAAATATAGAATACCAATAGATGTAGTCAATAATGCAGAAGATGATACAACTAACAAAAATAAATTAGATGGCAGGAATGCCCGTAGAACTAAAATAGAATAATATGTTAGATGATCAGGAAGAAATTAAACCAAAAAGAAAAAGAGTAAAATATACTCATAATATAAGACATTTTAGTGCATATGCTCATTATAGAATAAGAAGAAAGTATAAAGAAATATTAAGAAATGATTGTGCTAAAATAATAAATACTTACTTTCAATTAGCACAAGAAGATTTATCATTAGGAAACAAAGTTAATTTTTTAAATAAATTAGGAAACTTATATCTAACTAAAGAGAAAAGAGAAGTAGTATACAATAAAGAAACTGGTCAATTATATAATATGCTTCCAGTCAATATTTACGATAGTTTAAAGCTATGGCGTCAAAAACCAGAATTAAGAGGTAAAACTTTCGTAAGATATACTAATGAACATTCAAACGGCTATGTGTATAATCTAACCTATGAGTTATCAAAAGCTAAATATAAAAACAAAAACATATATAGATTTCAGTTTCATAGAAAACTAAAAGAAAAACTAAGAGATAATATATTCGATAAAAAAGTAGATGCATTCTTATTAGTAAAATACAATAACAAAACAGAATAATAAAAATAACAAATGAATACTCAAAATCATAATTACATATCACTAGATGTGATAGCTAATAAAATTTATAAAAATCCATTACTTAAAGATATGAATTATGAAGATATCATAGACTTTTCTTTAAGCGTTATTAAAATAGCAAAAGTGCCAGGAGTATATCATGAAGAAAGTTGTTATAAAGATATAACAGATTTTAAAGCAGGAATACCTAAGTCAGCTCTGAATATTAAATCAGTTAATTTTGTTCAAGGGAATAGATTAATTCCTATGTTAGAATCAACAAACTCACTTAATAACCAAATAGATAAAATAGATCATCTACATACTCACACAAATTTTGCTTATTCAATAAATAATCAAATCATAAAAACATCTTGCAAATCCGGTAAGATTTTTATTGTTTTTGATACAATCAAAATAGATGAAGATGACATACCAATGATACCAGACTCAGAAGCATTAATAAGAGCCATAGAAGCGTATATTAAAGTTCAGGTATATTCAGTATTGGTTGACCTACAGAAAGTGTCTGATAGAGCCTTAAATAGAGCCGAACAAGATTATATGTGGTATATAGGAAAAGCCCAGACAGAATTTCAAGAATTTACAAATGAAGATGGAGCAGAAAGCTTTGTTAACTCAAATGTAAGAATGTTTAAAACACCAAGTTCACACAGAAATAGATTTGACTCAGAATCTCAAAGAGAAAATTTAAATAGACTATAATTAAATGGCAGTAAAAAATACAGTTCATACATTTCAAAAAATGAATAAGGATATTACAGAGAGTAAAAACCCTATTCAATTTTATTATGATGCACATAACATAAGATTCATAACTAATAAAGAAGTAACATCTGGAGGATTTTCATTTGAAAAAGGGAATGATTTAAAGGTAACTATTCCTGAACCAAAAATTAATGCTAGCCTAAATAGAATAGAATATATTGTAAATGGAAATATTGAAAGTATTGAATACAGTTTAAACAATAATGTAACGCAGCCAAGAAATGAAATAGAAGAAGCTTATTTTATATCCAACAACAACTATAGATCGTCAAGCACTCAAACAATACTAGGTCATAGTGTATTAAGAGATAAAATAATTATATTTTCAACTGACAACAATGGTTTTGATTGCATTTGGAAAATAGATGATGATTACAATATAAGTTTGTTATATTTAAGAAACTTACAATTTTCTACAAATAATCCTATTTGGGTTGTAAATAACTTTGAAAATAGTAATATAGATAAAATATATTGGATTGATGAAAAATCTCAAATGAGATTCATAAACACAAACCATAGTATTGAAAATGAAGATCTCGAAGAATTAATAGATTTACCAAGCAATGCTATTGAAATGGTTGGAACATTTTCATTGTCACAACCTATTGTAAAAGAAATATTAACAGGTGGTATTCATACAGCAGGTATGATTCAATACGCTTATAATTTATACAGAATTAATTCATCTCAAACTAAATTAAGTCCATTTAGCGAACTAGTTGCATTAGATAAAGGTATATTGGGTGGTGGAGAACTAAATGAAATAGTAGCGCAAACTCCTTTAGTGAATATAACTAATATAGATGAAAATTTCACTCATATTAAAGTATATGCTATAAAATATACAAGTTATAATCAATTGCCAAGCATATCTTTAATAGACGAAAGAGAAATACCTACATCTAGAAATATAGAAATATTTGATGATGGAAACATAATAGAATCTGTTTCACTTGAAGAATTCTTATTTACTGGAAGCGAAGTAATAATTCCAAAGAATATTAATTCAAAAGACGGAAGAATGTTTTTTGCATCTTATAAAGAAATTAATTTCGATGTTGATTTAGATATGAGAGCTTATAGTTTTAATAATTCAAATAAAGCTACTGTATACGATAATTTATTTTTTGATGGAACTAACGTAAATGGTGTTGCATTTGACGTTGACGGAACTAATTATGATGATCCATTATTAACTAAATTTGATTCTGTAAACCTGGATTATGATAATTTTAAATATCAGTTTAATACTAACATTATAGGAGGAGAAGGTAAGCATCTAAAATACGAACTAACTCAAGATATAACTAAAACTCCTGATAGTAAATTTTTTAAAGACGATGAGATATACAGAATAGGAATTCAATTCTATAATAGATATGGTCAATTATCTCTTCCAAAGTGGATAGCTGATTTTAGATCAAGAGAAGGAAACTTAAGAGGATTATACAATACTTTAAAAATAACATTAAAACCAGAGTTTTATATTTGGCTAAATAATCCGTCTAATTTTCCAACAGAATTTGATATTCCAATTGGATATAAAATATTAGTTGCAGAAAGAAACTTTAATGATAAAACAATTGTTGCAAACGGTTTGGTTTCGACAATGATGGTTAACAATAAAATACCAAACCGATCAGATAATTTACAATATAAAAGAGATATAAGTGAAACTCTTCCGAAAACACCAACTTTCTTTATTAGGAACTTGGCGAGTAATGCTAATTCTAGTGATGCTGTATTACAAAATACTAATGTTCCTCCAGTACGTAACGCCTGGCATATGCACAGACTTGATATTGCTGATAGTCCTGCTAGTGAAGTAGTAGTTGACAAACATACAGCTCAATTCTATCAGTTTAATTCTATGTTGCAATTGTATTCACCAGAAACTGTATTTAACCAACAGTTTTCATTAACAGCAGGATTAAGTTTAAAGGTAAAGGGAGCATTTAAAAACACATATAATGCTGGATGGGGAACTGAGTATCAACTAGATTTATTAACAAATGTTACAGAAGCAAAAACAATTGGTGGTATATCTCCACATTTTACTACTGGATATGTAATACCAATAATAGGCAATGCTTATGCTTTATATGATTCGGGACAAATATCGCATCCAGGAGGAGATAATGCTAATATTATGGCTAGAGATCAATACTATAGAGTATTTGGATCTACTGACCTGTCAAGCGTATCTAGTGGATATATAACTACATTTACAAACAATTTAACTCCAGTAACAACATCTTCTGGAAATGTTAGTTTAATATCTTTAAAAAAGGGAGTACAAATAATATTAAACGAAAATAATAATCCGGCATCAAGTAACTTAACTTATAAAGGAAAAATAAGATTTACAATCACACCTAATGGTGGATTCATGGGTGTAAATTATAATGCAAGCATAATTAGCGATCCCTTAGGTTCAGAATATGTTTCAGTATCAAATGTATCTGGAATTCAAGTATTAGATTTTGAACAAGAATACGAAGTTATTATAGACTCAGATGATAATACATTTGATTTTATAAGTTATTTAAATATTAATCCAGATGCTAATTTTCAAGCAACTGTAAATATATATGTATACTACGAAGAGGTAGACAACTCAACAAGTACTCAAACTAAATTTGAAGAGTACAATAGCAATATAAATCCAGTTGATATACAAATAAATAACACAATAATTAC